GCCTTGTCAGAGCGGTTGTTCGTGCCGAAGGAGCGAGTCGTTCCGACGACGTTGCCCGCGAGGCCGTTGTAGCTGCGCGAGGAGAGCGAGAGGTAGCGCGAATCGCCTGGGACGCCGGTCTCGTTCATGAGCGAGTCGCAGAGCGCGATGTCGTCGAACGAGCCCGCCGGGGTGCCCGTCGTGACGACGAGCGAGCCGAGAGCGGTCGCCGTCTGCATCACCGCGACGTTGATGTCGGAGGCGAGCTTCTGGTTCGCGCCCTGAGCGAGACGGCCCTCTTGAAGCGCGTCGCGGAGCTCGACGGAGGTCATGCCCCAAGCGACGGTCTTGAGGTTCGTGATGCTCGCCGGGACGGTGAGCTGCGTCTTGTCCGAGAACGTGACCGGGGTGCCGGGGACGCTCGTCACGCTCGGCATGATGTACGGCTGCGGACGCCAGACCGTTCCGTAGTTCGGCGAGACGCTCGTCGGCATCGCGGTCGTGCGGGCCGCGTCGGTCTGGTTGTAGTTGTAGACGTTCACGTTGCGGCTCATCACGAGCGCGTCGTTGAAGCCCTCGAGGAGCTGCTCGAAAGCGACCTTTTCTTCTTTGCTGAACGAGTTTGCCATTGTCGTATTCCTTAAACGTTACTTCGTCTGCGCTTGTGCCTTCAACTTCGCCTTGTAGGCGATGACCTTCGTGAGATCTCCGGTCTTGTCGGCCTCTTCGCGCAGGCGTTCGAGTACTTGATCATGAGAGCCGCCCGCGAGGCGAGTCGTCGACTTGACGATGACCTCGGGGGCAGCGGCGGGTTTGCGTGGGTTCACTTTCAGCTGAGTCTCCAACTTGGCGACCGCGAAGGCGAACCTCACGGGGTCTGCGATGGCCGCAAGCTCCTTGAGCTTGGCGGGGTCTTTGCCGATGGCGTAGGTGACGAGTGCAGGGTTCTCCGACCCGCTCACGATGATGCCCTGCTGCGTGACGTTGAGCGTCTCCGTGACGCTTGCTTCGGCGTCGTCGTAGTCGCGCACGCGGAGGGAGGCTTTCGCTTTCCCGTAGGCGTCAAGGCGCGCTTGCCATGCCTGCTTCTGCTGCTCCTCGGATTGCTTCTGCTTTGCGGCGTACTCGTCAGCCTGCCGCTTCCGCTCGAACCATCCTGCGAGGGCAACCTCGAACTTCTCTGCGTCGTAGTCGTGGTCTTCGAGCTTGGGTTTCGCGCCGACCGCAGGCGGTTGGTTCTCGATCTGCGGCGTCTGTACCTTGGCTCGAAGCTCGCGCACTTCGCGCTGAAGCTCCCTCTCTCGTCGCCGAAGCTCGCGCACCCATGCGGGCGCCGATTGCTTCGGCTCCTCGGCCTGCACTGGCTTGTCGCCGATGCTGACCTCGACCTCATCGTCGATCGCGTCCTCGTCTGCCGCTGCGGCCTCCGGCGTAGTCTCGTCGGCCTGCGGTGCCTCGGGCGTCTCGCCCTCTGGCGTCTCGATCGCGATCGTCTCTTCGGTCGTTCCTTCGGTGTCTTCCATCACGTGCCCTCTGCTCGGCGATAGGCTCGCCGGGTGCCTTACGACTGCGTTGGCGGTTGCGCGGAAGTGGCTCGCGCTATCGCTTCGGCGGTCTTGATAGCCTGATCCTGTGCGGAAATGTTGACCGATGCAAGGGTCTTGACAGTTTCCGCTTTCGTCTTCTCGCTGTTGGCGATTGCGAGCTGCGTGTCGGCCTGAGCCTTCATCGCCTTCGCTTGCGCCTCTTGCGCGGCGGCTTGCAGGTAGAGCGCTTGCGGGTCGGGCTGCGCGTTCTGCGCGGCTGCGGCCATCTCCTGCGCCTCTTCCTCGGTCGGCTTCACCGCGCCCATCTGCACGAGCTTCTTGCGGAAGAACGCGCGCACGTCGGAGACGCCCTCGCCCTCGATGTTCATCATCGCGAGGGCTTCGAGCACGGCCTTCGTCTGCGGGTCAGAGGCCACCGCGATGAGCGGCGTGAGCGTGCGCACCGTCGCGCTTCGCTTGCTCTGCGACGATGGGCCGACTTCAACGCTCACGTCGAAGCGTGCGCGCGAGAGGTCGTTCGCCATCTCGACGGTGCCCGTCTCGCCGATGGTCGGTTGAAGGAGCTCGACGGCAGACGCGCCGCCTTCGGCGTCGACGGTCTTCATGCTGCGGCCCTCTTCGACGTAGACCTCGCGCGCCATGCCGAGCCACACCTCGCCGCAGCGCTTCATGGCTTTGGCGAAGTTCGAGACGTAAATGAACGTCTGCATGTCGAGGCGCTGCTGAACGGCGGCGACCGTCTCCGCAGCGACGTTCGCGCGCACCTGCTCGCCGGCCTCGGCGTTGCCGAGCACGTCGCGCATGTCCTGCTCGGCGATCTGAATCAGCGCGGCGAGAGCAGGCGGAACCTGCGGCGGCTTCGTGTAGCCGAGCGGACCCGCTGGGGCCGACGAGCCGTCGGGGTTCGTCAGGCGGTTCAAGAGCAGGTACGGGAAGTTGCGCAGGTTGTCCTGCTCCCACATCCATTGATGGCCCGCGACCTGCTCGGGATCAAAAAGCGGCTTTTCGACCGACGAGAGCGCGCTGATCTCGGCGAGCTTCGAGCGCTGCATGTTTGCGATTCGCTGCGCGTCCTTCGCGAGGCGGACGTGCCCCATGCATCGCTCGATGTTGTCGACGAACCAGCGCTTACCGTACGTGACGATGATCGGGATGTTCGGGCCTGCGATGAGGCCGAAGTCTTCGAGCACGCGACCGCCGGATAGCAGGTACTTGTGCACGCGGCGCGTCTTGCGGCGCTTCGACGGAAGCTCGGTCGCGCCGGTCGACGCGAGCATCTGCTCGAGGTTCTCGTCCTCGTCGAAGTCGGCGCGGGTGTAGGTCTGCTCCGAGCCGTCGAGCAGGCGGAAGACGCGAAGCGTCTCCGTGCGCTCCTCGACGCGATAGTATTCCGCGATGTACACCACGTCGGGCGAGCACCAGTCGAAGTACGTCTCGTAAATCTGCTTCGGCCAGCTCGACGGGTTGTCTTCGAACTGCGCCTCATACTCCTCGGGCGTCATCGACGAGATGACGAAGCAGTATCGCGCATCCGACTTGTCCTGCCGCTTCGCATCAAGGTCGAAGTAGACCGACGTGTCAGCGTCGAAGATAGGCTCAATGCGGATGCGCTGCTTCTCGTTCTCGGGGTCGAGCTCGTCTTCGAGCACGGAGCGAAGACGCCATGCGCCCATGCCGCCGCCGACGGCTTCCTCGAAGGCGTTGTCATAGGCTTCGTCGGCAACGCTGTCCTGCTCGTCGGCGCGATAGAGCCCGTCGCAGAGGTCGGCGAGCTTGTCGGCCTCGCGGCCGTCCTTCGGCACGTAGTCGACCGTGATGCGGTTCGCGCGGTACTCGTTGATGATGCGCATGACCGAGAGCGCGACCTTGTTCACTTCGAGCCGCGGGCGGTTCTCGAACTGGCGCTGAAGCGGCCCCTCCCACTGCGCGCCCGCGATCGAGTAGAAGCGCCGGTCGTCGAGGCACTGACGACGCTCGTCCTGCAAGGCAAACTGAATCGTGTTGAAGCGACGAAGCGCCTCGTCGTGAATGCGTGCGAGCTTCGCTTCTTTCGTCTCGGCCATGTCTCCCCCGTATCACCGACGCCAAGCGTGCGCCACGGGTTGCGGTGGCTGGAGTTGCACGGGCTTCGCAGCCTGCACTCGACGCGCGCCCTCGCAGGCGTAGCGCAGGGCGTCGATGACGTGGTTGTCGCGGTCGTCGAGCACCGGAAGGACCGCGCCCGTCAGCGGGTCGGCCTTGTACGAGTAGAGCGTCAGCTCGTCGATGAGGTGCACGCAGCGCGGGTGAACAACGATGTCGTGCGAGCGCAGCCACTCGACGCCCTCTTCGAGCGAGCGCGGACCCTTCACCGCCGCCATGATCTTCGGGAAGCCGTGCCGCCGCATGTGCGCGATGGTCTCCGGGCGCGCCGAGTCGGCGACGATGGGCCACGTCTCCGAGCCGGGCACCGTCAAGAAGAGCGCGGGCGTGTCGACGATCTCAACGCCGACGCCGTACGCCTCGTGGTCGACGTAGAGCGTGCGGCCCTCGATGTAGCAGCGCACGAGCACCGTCGGGTCGACCGCGAAGCCCCAGTCTGCGCCGAAGCGGATGACCGCATCGCGCGGGGCCTCGAACTCCTCGACGCGCCAGTTGCGAAAAACCCGGCGTTCGCTGTTGCGCAGGTACTCGCCAGCCCAGACGTGACGGAACTTGTCCGGGTCGCGCTTGCGGTCGTACTCCAGCTCGGCGCGCAAGACCTCTGGGAACCAGGGGTTCGATTCGTAGTTCACGCCGACGACGACGGCGTCGGGCGGCAAGCGCTCGCCGCGAAGGAGCGCATCTACGGGGTCGGTCGACTGGCTCGGGTTCCAGGTGAACCAAAGCTCCGAGCCCGGCTTGCGAATCGTCGGACGCAGGAGGTCGAGCGAGCGCTGCGAGAGGCTCTGCGCTTCCTCGACCCAGGCGCAGTCGTAGCCTTCGAGGCTCTTGATGCTGTCGGCCGTGTGGTTCTGCATGCCCTGAAAGATGATGCGCCCGTCGCCCTTGCGGCTCTTGATCACCGCCTCCTGAACCTCGAAGTACGCGCCGACGCCGAGCGCTTCGATCTTTGCCTCAATGAGGCGCTTCACTGACTGGCTCAGGCTCTTCTGAACTTCGCGCACGCAGACCGTCGAGCGGTTCGCGTCGAGCACATGCGCCTCGACGAGCGCCTCGGCGAAGGCGTGGCTCTTGCCGGACCCGCGCCCGCCCCACGCGCCCTTGTAGCGCGCCGGAGCGAGGAGGGGCATGAACCACCGCGGCGTCTCGATGCGGAGCGTTTTAGAGGCATCCTGGCGCGAGGAACGGGTATCCGTTCGGCGACTGCTCAGGTGCTTACTTGTCGGCCTTGTCAACGATGACCCTTTCGATGCGGTCGAAGGCGATCGGAGCGCCGTCCGGTCCAGAGAGTTCGTGCTTCTGCGTCTCGGCCCACCGGAGCTGCGTCTTTGACCACCAGATCATCGCAGCCGTATCGCCGCCGGTAGCCTTCTGGAAGAGCGTGCCGCCAACCTTCGCGTTCGCCTTTGCCTTGCCTGCGACGAGTTCCGTCTTGAAGTGCTTCATCAGCGTGTCGCAGTCGATGCCGCCGTCACGCACGAGGATCGCGATCTGCTCGTACGGGAGGCCGTAGCCGCTAAGCGTCTCGACGCGCTTTCGCTCGGCGTCCGTCGGCACGAACCCTACCGGCCCACGCTTTTTCTTTCCTTGATCCGAAGGATTTGCGGCCATCAGCCCACCTCATCGAAAGCGACGCCATCGGCCTCGCGAGTTGCCTTCTTGCCCGTGTAATCCTGCCACCGCTTCACGATGACGTCCACGTAGCGCGGGTCGAGTTCCATCAGGCGCGCGACGCGGCCTGTCTTTTCGCAGGCGATAAGCGTCGAGCCGGAGCCGCCGAAAAGGTCGAGCACGGTGTCTCCGCTTTTGCTGCTGTGGATAATCGCGTGCTCCGGAACGTCGACCGGCTTCTCAGTTGGATGCCCTGATTTTCCGTTAACTTTAGCAATTTCCCACACCGAAAGCGCGTGCCCTTCCGTCGGGAAGTTGAAGGTGTGCTTGCCGCGCGTAGCGTAGCAAATCATCTCCGCGTTCCACGTCCAATGCCTCTTCATCAGCGATGGCATCGGGTTCGGCTTGCTCCATGCGCACCAGCTATGATGGTTGCTCCATTCCTTCATCCATGCCCAGATGGATGGCGCAAGGTGATGCGACGTGCAGACGTAAACTGTTGCATTTTCAGCAAGAAACGCAAACAAGCAGGACTGAACGTCTTCGAATCGAAAGTTCATATCCCACGCGCTGTTCATCAGCTTTTCGTGTGCTTTTGACACGTTGGACGCTACGCCCTTGTTTTCGCTGGCGATGTTGTACGGCGGATCCGTCCAAACAAGATCCGCCACCGCGCCCGCCATCAGCGCTCCCACCGCATCCACGCTAGTCGAGTCGCCACACATGACGCGGTGCTTACCGCAGAGCCACACGTCGCCGAGCACGCTGCGCGGAACGTCTGGGGCCTCTGGCACCTCGTCGGGGTCGGTGAGCGCCGCAGATTCCTCGGACGGCGTGAGGCCGTCGAGTTCCTCGTCGGAGAACCCCGTCAAGTCGAGGTCGAACCCAAGCTCGCCAAGCTCGCCGAGTTCGAGCGAAAGCATCTCGGCGTCCCATCCGGCGTTCAGCGCGAGTTTGTTGTCGGCGATGACGTAGGCCCGGCGCTTCGCGTCGCTCCAGCCACGAGCGACGACGACGGGCACCTCCGCCATGCCGAGCTGGCGAGCCGCGAGCACGCGACCGTGCCCGGCGATGATGCCGCCGTCTTCGTCGACGAGAACCGGCGTGGTCCAGCCCCACTCGCGAATCGACGCCGCGAGCTGCGCCACCTGCTCGTCGGAGTGCGTGCGGGAGTTGCGGGCGTACGGCGTGAGCTTGTCGAGCGACCAGCGCTCGATCTCGTCGGCTGGGTTCGCCTTTCCTGTAATCTCTTTCCCTACCTTTGCTTTCATCTTTCCTTCGCCTTCTCTCTGCTGCGTCAAAACTCGTAGCAGGTATCCGTAGCGCCCGCTGCGTAATGGTAACTACGTAACCCCTTCTATAGAAGGGGGGTTACGTTACGTTACCTATTTCCGCGCCCTGCCCACGTAACAAATTACCTGAAAATTACGTTTCGTTACCATAGTTACCATCACTTTCTTGACGCGATGCGCAACGCATTTGCGTGCTCACTTTCGACCATCCGCCAGCCGTGTTCGTGCGCCTCGATGGCCCCGCCTTCGAGGAGCTGCTGCACGAATTTGCCCCCGGTCGGCTTGATGGTCTGCCGCGCACTGGTCTCCTTCATGCCGCCCTCGACGAGGTAGGCGACGGCAGCGGAGCGCGAGAGGTACGGCAGGCCGTCGCGGAACTCGGCCCCAGCGTGCCACCAGGCAGCCTCGTACGTGCGCCGCGCCTTGTCGACGGGGCCTTCACGCTTCGGCTTCTGCGGAGCCGCTGGTGCGTCGTTTACGCGCACGAACACGGCTCCAGAGATCTCCTCGCCGTCCTCGTCGACCCACCCGAGCGCGACGGGTTCGAGCTTGCCGAACATCGGCGCAGGCGCTTCGGCATCCTTCATCTTCGCGCAGGAAAGCTCGATGGTGCCGTCGTCGGCCTTCGAAACCATGATGGAAGCGTCGAGCGACGCCTTAAACGCAGAGCTGCCACGCGCGCGCCCCTTTGCCCCTTCGCCGTGCCCGACGTGGTGATTGAGCACGACCGCCGAGCGAAGCGCACTCGCGACAACGTTGGCCGCGTTGAAGAAGTTTCGCACGTCGCGCGCTGCGTTCTCGTCGCCGGACATGTGGTTGTTGACGGTGTCGATGACGACGACGACCGAATCGGCGTCGGTCAGCTCGCGCACGGCTGCGATGATCTGCGCCGCAGCAGAGGCCGAGTCGAGGTCGATGCCTTTGTTCGAGATGAGCAGGTTGTCGAGCTGCTCGACGCCGTGATGCTTGCACCACGCAGCGACGCGCTGCCGGATGCCGTAGTTGCCCTCGCCTGCCATGTAGACGACGACACC